AACAATTATGTTGGTATCATGACTTTAACTACACTCCCTTATCTAGCGGTATTGGTGTTATTCGCAACAACAATGTATTTTTATTGGATGAGATAATACTTGTTTCAGCAGTTGCACAACAAAGCGCCCTTGAGTTTGTCGATAAGTATAAAGAACATAAAAACAAGCACGTTATAATTTATGGTGATCCCGCTGGTAAGGCTGGCGAAAAACATGGGCATCAGTCTGATTACACAGAGATTGAGAAGGTATTACGCGATAACGGATGGACATATACGCGCAAAGTAAAGCCTTCGACTCGATCAATCAAGGATGGGCAGAACGCAGTAAGAGCAAAGATTAAGAACGCAGCAGGAGAAGTGTCATTGTTTGTAAATAATGCAGTAGCAAAGTACACGCATAAAGCACTTGCGACAGGGCAGCTTAAGATAGGCTCAACATTTTTAGAAGAAGATAGCGACTATCAACATATAGGAACTGCTATTAGATATTTTATCGATTGGGAATACCCAATCGCAGGAAAAATGCAAAGAATAACAATAGGCGGAATATAATGGCAACTGTCAACACAACTCACAAAGACTTCGACAAGATGCTGGCTCGCTGGCAAATGTGTGAAGATGCCGCTGACGGTCAACACGCAATACACGCAGCCGGCGAGAAGTATTTACCAAGACTAAAAGAACAATCGCTTGATGATTATAAATCTTACCGTGACAGGGCACTATTTTACAATGCAACCTGGCGAACTATAGCAGGCTTACAAGGCTTATTGTTCAGAAAGCCTCCTGTTATTGAAGTCAGCAAAGCACTTGAAAATATACTTGACGACATCACGCTCGATGGACAAAGCATTAATGACTTTTCTTATGGTATCGCAGAAGAAGCAATTGAACTAGGTAGAGTCGGCGTGCTTGTGGCATATCCCGAACAGTCCACAGAGGGAATGACATTAGCTGACGTATCAAATCTCAATCTGCGTCCCTATCTTAAGTGTTATGATGCTGAGACAATAATAAACTGGAAAACAGGTGTTGTTAATAACGCTTATGTATTGACTATGGTTGTTTTAACGGAAGATTTTGAGATTGAAAAGAACGAATTTGAATCATCATGTGAGACTAGGTATCGTGTACTTGATTTATTCGAAGGAAAGTTAAGACAAAGAGTATTTAGAATTGACGAAAAAGACCAGGATGAACTACTCAGTGAATCTTATCCAGTAATGGGCGGTAAATACTTGGATTACATACCATTTATTTTTATCGGGACTGATTCGCTAAGGCCTGATGTTGAGGAACCGCCTTTAGTCGATCTTGTTTATGCTAACATCTCTCACTATAAGACGAGTGCAGACTATGAGCATGGATGCCACTTTACCGGCCTACCAACTCCTGTTATTTCTGGATATACAGCAGAGACGCAAGGCGAGAAGCTTTATATCGGATCACAATCCGCTTGGGTTTTTCCAGACCCTCAAGCAAAAGCAACTTATCTTGAGTTTAGCGGACAAGGCTTAGGATCGTTAGAAACTAATTTATCGCGGAAAGAACAACAAATGGCCGTACTTGGCGCGCGTATGTTATCGAGTGACAAGAAAGGCGTTGAGTCAGCGGACACAGCAGCGATACATCGATCTGGTGAAAACAGCGTGCTATCTGGAATAAGCAAAACAATATCAGAAGGATTGTCAAAAGCATTAGGCATCATTGACGCATGGCTAGGCGGTAATGGAGAGGCATCAATAGAACTTAACTCTGACTTTTTAGGTATGCCATTATCTGCACAGGATTTAACCGCCCTTGTAGGCGCTTGGCAATCAGGAGCAATAAGTCAAGAAACTCTATTTAACAATTTAAAGCGCGGTGAAGTGTATAGCGACGCTGAGACATTTGAAGATGAGCAAGCCAAGATTGATAGCAATCCTCAATTAATTGCACCAATGTAATAAATTATGCTATATTATTGTTTTCAACATAAATAATAAATAGGAAAAGACAATGAAAAAATTCACTATATTAGCAGCATTGGCATTGACAGCATGTTCTGCTGTTCCAGTAGAGACCAGCTATAGCAGACCAATGAACGGAGATGAGCTAGAACAACTATGGCAAAGAGAGCAGGCGGATGATAGGCAAGCAGTTAGGGACAATGCTATTGAAAACACGCTAAATCAAATAAATCAAAACATAATTCGTGGAAACATATCAAACTTATATAAAAAATAATGCTATCTAAAATTGAAGCGTACATTGCCGATAAGGTTTTATCGCACTCGCTACAGTTGTTTAGATTAACTGCTGGAGAGCGCAAAAAAGCAATTGTCATTTTGCGTAACATGCAAAAAGAATTAATAGGCAGTCTTGCTTCTACTGACATAAATAAAAGAAATCAAGCTAAAGCATATCTAAAAGAATCTGCTTCTATTATAGATGATTATTACGATAGTCTTAGTTTAGGATTGAACGACACGCTAACAGAGCTATCAACTCATGTTGTAGATAAAACAGCGGCAATCTTTGATGGCGTTGGTTTAGCTGTAGTAATGCCAACGACTGAGCATATGAAGTCGATTGTATCAGACATGCTGATACAAGGTGCTCCACAAAAAGAGTGGTGGTCAAAACAGTCAGCTGACACTACATTTAAGTTTAGCGCGCAAGTGAGACAAGGCATTGCACAGGGCGAAACAACACAGGAGATCGTGAAACGCATAAAGAATATTGTTAGCGTATCAGAAGCTAACGCATCGGCTTTAGTGCATACAAGCGTACAGACTGTAGCAAATGAGTCAAGATCGCAGTTTTTCAAAGAAAATGCAGACGGAGAGATGCAACTAAGTACATTTGATACACATACATCAAATGTGTGTATTGCTTATAGCGGTGCATCGTATGACAGCGAAGATAGACCAATCAATGGGACTACATTGCCAAAAGGAAGCATACCAAGACACTTTAATTGCCGTAGCACATGGGTTCCAATCATCGATTCAACAAAAGACTTGCCTCCAGGCCTGCGTTTTAGCGATATAGGATTTATAAAAGCTAATACAACATTCGACGAATATCTCAAGATGAAGCCGAAAAGCGTACAAGATGAAATGCTCGGCAAAGGGAAGGCTGAGTTATGGCGAACTGGTAAGATCACGCTATCAGATTTAGTTAATCAGAACGGAAGGCCATTAACGCTTGACAAGTTAAAGCAACTATAGTATAAAACACAAATAAATAAATCCAGGGGATTATATGACTATCGATGTAAATGCACCTGAGGTGCAAGACGCAATAAAAGAAGCGGTTAATGAAGCTGTAGCAGGGCTAAAAAATAAAAACACAGAGTTGATCGCGGAATTAAAAAAAGCGCGTAAAGATTCTTCTATTGATCCTGACGACTACAGCAGGTTAAAAGATGAAAACGAAGCACTCAGTGAAAAACTGAGTGAGGCTAACAAGCTAATAAAAACATCGTCAAGCGAGTTTGAAAAACTAAAAAAGGCACATGATAGCGAGGCTGGCTATGTGTCAAAACTGATTATTGAAACAGGATTGAATGATGCTTTAGTTAAAGCTGGCGTAAAACCTGAACTATCAAAAGCTGTTAAAGCCTTATTTGCTACTCAAGCAGCTATAAAAATTGATGGCGACAATAGGCAAGCGGTTATAGGCGATAAGTCAATCACTGATTTTGTTACAGAATGGGCGTCAAGTGATGAAGGAAAGCACTTTGTAGCAGCTCCACTCAATCAAGGTGGCGGTGGTCATGGCGGAGGTGGCCAAGGAAATAATGCAAAAACAATGACACGCGACCAGAAAATCGAGTTTTCTAAAGCCGGTGGAAGCATTACAGATTAAACACGAACAAAACACTCCCAAGGGGATTAATAACTATTTTGGCAAAGCCTTATAGGAAACAAATAACAATTTTATTAAATTTACAGGTAAACTAAAATGGCTAATACACTAACAAACTTAATCCCTTCAGCTTATGCTTCACTTGATGTTGTATCGCGTGAACTAGTTGGATTTATTCCTGGTGTTACCAGAGATGCAACAGTTGAACGAGCAGGCGTTGGACAAACCGTCTATTCTCATATTGCACCAGCATCAACCGCAGCAGACATAACTCCAGGTCAACTTCCTCCCGATACCGGCGATCAAACGATTGGTAGCGTAGGACTGGCAATTACTAAGTCTCGTGCAGTGCCTATCCGCTGGTTGGGTGAAGAAAGCTTAGGCTTAAACAACGGTGGCGCGGGTCAACAATCAATATTCGGAAATCAAGTACAACAAGCTTTACGTACACTGACTAATGAAATTGAAGCAGACTTGGCAGCATTACAAGCTACAACTTCACGCGCTTATGGTACAGCAGCTACAAGCCCATTTGGAACTGCTGGCGATTACACCGACGCAGCTCAAGTGCGTAAGATTCTAGTTGACAATGGCGCTGACGCTTCTAATCTTCAACTGGTTATTGACACCGCTGCTGGAGCTAACCAACGTGGCAAGCAATCGACTTATATCAACAATGGTACTGACTCTATTTTGCGTCAAGGTGTATTGCTTGACATTAACGGCATGGCTATCAGAGAATCAGCTCAAGTTGTAACCCAAACTGCTGGTACAATGGCTTCTGCTACTTCTACAAGTGCAGCATTTACCGTAGGGCAAACAGTTATTCCATTGGCAACAGCTGGAACTGGTGTAGTAGCAGCAGGTGACGTAGTTACTTTTGCTAACGACACTAACAAATACGTTGTTGCTTCTGTTTCTTTTGCGGGTGCTAATCCAGCATCAGGCGATAGCATCACTTTAGCTGCACCTGGCTTGCGTAAAGCTCAAGGCGCTGCTACTCGTGCGATTACTGTTACAGCAACAGCCGCACGTAACGTAGCTTTTGCCTCTTCAGCTATTATTCTGGCTCAACGTTTACCGGCCTTACCATCTGGCGGTGATAGCGCGGTAGATCGCACTACTATTACTGACCCTAGAAGCGGCTTGACTTTCGAGATGGCAATGTACGCAGAATATCGTCGTATGCACATCGAAATATCCGCATCTTGGGGCGTGAAAAACGTCAAGCCAGAACATACAGCGCTGCTGTTAGGC